CTTGCGGCCCCTCTTGGCTGAGTAAACTCAGCGGGGATTCTCTCCGATGGTCTGGAGTTGCACCCAGGTCATACTCGTTCTTCCACTAACCAAGGAGTCTAGCTGATGAGGAATGATGGCGTTTTCGACACATCTAGGACTTTCTACATAACTGTAGAACGTTCTAAGAATGCCGTTCACGTTTACTTTCCAACTTCAGAGGGCTCCATAGTCACGGTTAGTTTATACGGGCAGGATGTCGGTTCGTACTCTGATGAGAGGTTAATTACTCTCGCCAGAGACGAGCTCAAGCGCAAGCTTGATAGCCCCATTTTTGCTTTGGTACAGGTTACGCCTTCCAAGGCGTGGTCTCGTCTCCTTTGTGAAAATTGTGCGACAGCCTACCCTGATCAGGCTACACATTAACCTTGGAGGTCAAATGAAAGAGATGTTCTCGAAAGCGATGGTGACGTGCGCAGCCATTGCTGTTTTTACTGGCTCCGGCGCCGCTGTCGTTAACGGGTTGTCTTCTCTCATCGACCTTAAGGTTGATACTGTTCTCGTTAAGAGAGAGTTGGCTTTGAAGGAAGCAGAGTCTGCCTCTTTCGATACCAGTGTAGCAGGTGCCCTTGTGAAAGGTACCAAGAAGCTCCTTTCCAATTAGGCTCCGAAAGGTATGTAGATGACCATAACCAAAGATACTAGTATTGTATTTCCCACTAACCATAAGGGCCGCTACTGGCTCTGGACTGAGGCGAATACTTGGGACGTTGATGATAGTACTTTTATCATGACCGTTCCTCGTACGCGCACCGGCACCAGATTACCCAAGTGGAAGGCTATTATTGAGAGTGGGGGGAATGCAACTACGAGCATGTCTGCTCGTATGTGTTCTCTTGATTACAGTCGTCTTTATGGTGCGTTCGAACAATGGACGTATCAGAACATACCGGCGCAATACGCGCGTCGTGAGAATGAAGGTGATACCTTTATAAGGAATAACCAGAATTCTCTCGATTTTGCAAATGCGTCCTTTTGGAACCCTATTAATGGAACAAGCTTCGCTGATAACTTAGCACGTGCAGCGTTCTACAAGAAACTCAAGCTTGTATCTACCCAGTTTCAAGGGTACATATTCGCTGGTGAGCTTATGGAGACGTTGCATATGCTGCGCAGGCCGCTCGTTGGAGTAAGGTCACTTGCTAAGGATTTTCTTGACACGCTACGTAAAAGAAAGCGTGCCAATCCGAAGAAGTGGCTAAACGACATCGGTTCGGCCTGGCTCGAGCAGTCGTTTGGCTGGAATCCTTTACTCAATGACATCAGTGATGCTGTCAAAGCGTATCAGAGACTAGTCAAACCAGTGCAGACTGTTGTTATTTCTGCAAGTGCATCTAAGACATACGATGTCACAAAGTCTCATGGCTCGGCCTACTGGCCAGGCTTTCAGGCTCAATATGACAACGGATGTTGGTTCCGAACGATCAGTTCTTGGATCTTAGAGAACACGAAAGTTCGTTACAAAGGTGCGCTAATAGCTCGAGTGAATGCTCCTAGTTGGCAAAATAAAGATCTTTTTGGCTTTGAGCCTGAGAACTTTATACCTGCCGCTTGGGAATTACTCCCTTGGAGCTTTCTCGCCGACTACTTCACCAATATTGGTGATATCTTAGATGCCTCTATAGTCTCTACCAGAAACCTAGCGTGGGTCAACAAAACTGACATTATTACCAAGTATAAGCATGGTAATTTTGTTCAGGAATGGGGATCCTTGCCTGGTGGTTCGGGATGGACACAAGCATCGAAGAGTGGTAGTCGAGGTTTTCACTTTGCCAAATCGAGGACTGTTATACGAACTCCAAATGTAGGAATGTCTTTGCCTACTTTGCAGTTCAACTTTGATTTAACAGGGGGTCAGCTTGCTAATATTGACGCCCTGCTATCTCAAGCTAACAGTCTTCATCCGCAACATAACCCTCGAAATTGGCACCGATAGGTGCTGATTTTAATTTGAGGAACATCAATGAGCTTTACTCTTACAAGCCCAATTACGGGCCTGGCGCAGACTGGGTTGACTTCGCCCACTTATACGCATGTCACTGACTCGGCTCCCGATATTACTGGGAAACAGGTTGCTGTCACTGCGCTTGGTGGAACGCAAGTTGGCGTAACTGCGCATTCTATGTCCAGTCCTTTTACTCTCACCTTCTTCAGGCCTAAGGTTTTCCGTTTTCTTGGAAAGCCTAACCCGACGACCGGTTTGATAAAGGACGTCCCGCGCAACACGTTTAAGTTGATCACCCGTAAGGGTGTGACGCCGTTAGCCGGGCAGCCCTTCCAAAACATGCAGATCACTACTACTATTGATCTGCCTGCTGGAGCGGATACTGCCGATGCGCCAAACGTACGTGCTGCGTTGTCGGCTCATTTCGGTGCTTTGAGTCAGCAGTCAGCAGGTGTCGGTGACACTACAGTTTCAGGTGTCGTCTAACCTGTATTTCTGAAACTCTCGCACTTTAATTAGTCGCGGGATTAGGAGCATACATGCGTGATTACGCTGTTGAACTTCCTATCTGCCTTGATCATGATTTGTATATGGCTGGTTGGAATGGGGCGATTAGTCCCTATCCTGATATGAATTTAAAGCAAAAGGCGATGCAGTCTCTACGTGCTGCTTTCATGAAGAAATTCATGGACAGCCCAAAGGAAACTGCTGACTCTCGAGCTTTGGCACTGTTCTTACAAATTAACGAACAGTGTTTACAATTCAAACCAGGTGCTGCCAGCTCTACCGAATCTGAGGCTATTGCGCTTGGAGAGGCGAAAGATTTTCTCTATCGTCTCTTCCATACCGAAGATCAGACTTCTGGTAACTTAAGAAGGCTTACTTTGGCGGAAGTATCTCGGCGCTTTAGTCTTGGAAACGGAGCTAATATAGGCAGTTACAGTACTGATTTTCTTTCGAAAATTGGTACTTCTCGCCTATCAGCTACAAATCAAAGACTGCATAAGTTATATTTGCAGGCAATATCATGCGACCCGCTTTGGTCTAGCGTTGAGTCTACTAGATCGAAGTTTAGGGAGACTGATGTTGTTCAGGGTAGTCGCCTTAGTTTTGTACCTAAGACTACGGAAATAAGCCGTACCATATGCACTGAGCCCGTTTTGAATATGCTCTTTCAAAAAGGTATAGCGTCAGTTCTTGAGGAGCTGTTGCGTGGGTCATGTGGTATCGACCTAAGTATACAGCCCGATAAGAATAGACTGCTTGCTCAGCTCGGGTCCGTTGATGGTAGATTTGGTACTATTGATCTATCATCTGCTTCAGACTCGATGTCTACTAGTTTGGTTACCGAGTTCTTCCCTAAACATGTCTTAGACATGCTAGAGTTGACTCGGAGCCCTATTACCACCCTTCCAGGTGGAACTAGTGTAGAGTTGCATATGATATCATCGATGGGGAATGCTTTTACGTTTCCCCTTCAAACGATATTTTTTACGTCTTTAGTCTATGGTGCCTATCGAGCGCTCTCAATTAAATTCGAGCGCCCTTTTAGGCATTCGCTTGGCAACTTCGCTGTTTTTGGCGATGATATCATCTGCGTCCGTGAGGCTTATGGCCTTACGTGCAGATTGCTATCTTTATGTGGCTTTAGCGTTAACATAGACAAGTCCTTCAATGAAGGACCCTTCCGTGAGTCGTGTGGACATGATTATTTCCATGGCCACAATGTAAGGGGTGTTTATATTAAAACACTCCGTACATCAAGCGACAAGTACTCTGCAATCAACAGGCTTAATCGTTGGTCGGCTAAGTGGGAAGTACCTTTGCCCACGGTCATTTCATCACTCTTGAGAGGCGAGCGTTTATTGCCCGTCCCTTTTGATGAGATGGATGACTGTGGTATAAAGGTCCCGCTTAGCTTTATCGAAAAGAGAAAGGTTAGCAAGTATACTGGCGGGGTTATCTACCGCTTCCTATACAAGCAGCCTGACTCTCACGATGTGACTGACGTAGAGCTTAAGCCACCTAAGCTCCGAGGTTGGGTTAACAACCCTTCCGCGGTCTTACTAGCTGCGCTTGCAGGTACTCTTAGGTCTGGGAAGGCTACTACTCGCTCTTCTGAGCGTAGCCGAGCCAGATTAAGGACCCGATCTAGTTCGCGTTGGGACTGGATCCCGTCCGATCACGCAGAGATGCGTGAATTCGGTGAGAGATGGAAGTCTTTCATCGAGCTAAATCTTACCTTTTACAAGGTTTAGCAAACGAGGGGGAAAGCTATCCCCCTCCCCGGGAC